CGACCATCGTCTTCTGCTGGTCGGCTGGCCCTTGAGCCACATCACCAAGCACAGCATCAGTCGTGTTGGCCGTATCGTCATACCAGGCTTCGATGGTGATATCATCCGTCGACCGCATACCCGTCGCAAGATGTTCTTTCCACGAATCACCGAATCCAGTGGACTCCACCATTCCGGCGTTAATCTTGATCCCGCCAAGAGAGATGATGTATTGGGACAAATCCCTTGCCGTCCCGCCAGAATCGTCAATCGTTACCGTTACACTACTTGGTCCGTATTTAGCCACAACATCCCCCCATGCCTAATGATGAATTACCCTCTAGCGACAGCGACCGTATAAGTAAAACTCGGACTCGACCCTCCAACCGTGGCAGCAACACGTAGATACCTATTCACCGTCCCACTGGCCGTCTTTCGTTCTGCTCCAATAGCCGTGGCCTGTGTAAACGTCGCCAATGTCGTAAAGGTGGAATCGTCCGCACTATGCTGCACCACAATATCGAGCGTCGGGCTTGACCCACTGGCCGCAGTGACCTGCAAATACAGACCTGCGCCACTTGCAGAGCTAGCCGAGTTATCCAACGAAGCCGAATTGCCAGTTGCCGTCCGAGCCGCAAGAGCCTCTAGAATCTTGCCGTCCTCAATTTCTCCAGACGCCGTGTATGTCACGTCCAGCTTGTGCAACCCTTCCTTCTCAATAACCCTCGTCACTTCAGCACCGAATGCCCCAGCGAACCCAGTCGCCTTACTGCCAGCCGTGCTTCCGGCAGGAGCTAACGTGACCACTTGGCTCGTAGTCTCTTTACCCACAAACGCATCAACGGAACTATTCGTCGCGTCATCAAACCATCCACTCTGCGACAACTCAGCAGACAGCACCCCCATCGGCGTCTGCTCTTTCCATGAATCTCCTAGCGCCGTCGTCTCTTCAGTACTGGTCAGTGTTTTATAGGTAACATTCGTCATCACGCCAGCAAGTGAACGGCCACCAACGAGAAAATATCCGACTGAGCTTGGCCCATACTTCGCCATTTACATCACCCCTATTTTTTGCGAGTCGCTGGACGCTTGGGCTTAGGAGAACTCCACGCCATCTCATCTTCCTCTTTAGACGCACCGACCTCCACAACCGACCCTTGTTTCAATAGCACCTTTAACGAAGACGGCGGGACGTCATCGCAGAACCCTCCCGCCTTCACTTTTTTCGTTTTTAGCTTTGCTCGTTGCGCCTCAGTCAACTTCGACATTCCACCAGCACTCTTAATGGCGGCTTGGCTTTTCGCATCAGGATACTCCAGCCCCACTACCGCCTTTAACCGCTTCATGTCGCCTCTCTCTCTGCACCACACGCTTTACACAACACGATGGCTTTGCCCCCGAATCCTTCATGCGTCAATTGCTTTTCCTTCCCCGCTCCGCACTTTGGGCAATTACTCACGATGGCTCCTTGATGATCTGGGCGTTCAGTGCATAGACCGCTCGGCCAGTCTGATCCACCTGAAGCAAGAATGGGCTTGTCGGCTCAACCGTTTCGTAGAATGTGCTACTCAGCGTTTCCGCATCCACCTCACCAAGTGCATCGAATGCAGCCTGACAATTTGCCCTTGCCGTATCGTAGCTCGCGGCACGAGACAAGAATTGAATGCCTGGAAACTCCCTACCGATCCCAGCCAATCCGAACTCTTTTTCTCCAGCCGGACCGCCTGTCATCACCACAGCCATTGCCGTGTCGGGAGTTGCTTCCGGTAACGCATCCTCAAACAGATCGGTGCCGACAGCCGTCGCCACACTCTTCGCCACCAGATACGCCGTCACTTCAGCCATCGTCGCCATTATCCAAAATACAACGTCGTCAAATACGGGACATCGGCAGAATCCACCATCGCATCTGCCCGAATCGTTGGGCGAACCACACTCCCCGGCAACGTAATCTTATCCCTCGTATCGAATACCGTTTTCCCAAGCACTACTAGCTGAGAGGATGACGTTGTTTCATTGCCACGAGAATCCAACACCCTCGTCGGAACCTCATGCAACAACCCAGTCATTGACACCGCCGTGCCGTAAGTCGGCTTCCCATTCCTATCAAGCGTCCCTGATATCGGCGACCTCGTAAACGTCACCTGTAACCCACCGTCATTCGTCACACCATGAGCCACAGCCACCGCATCATGAATCGCGCTCGCGATGCTCATGTTCTTACCAATTCAGCCATCCTCTTAATCCGATGGCGAATGCTGTAAATCCAACTCGGTTCCAGCAAAAAATATACTGCATCAGGAACCACCTTCGGCCCCTTCGTCCCACTAAACGTCAAATTGACTGGCCCAGCTTTTAGCCCAAGAATGCCCTTGGTCGAAATCGCATCATCAGCCATTCGATTCTCAGCAATCACCTGACGAGCGAACTCAGCCGTCGCATCTTTCAGGTCAGTCGGAATGGAATCACTGTCCATTGAGTTTCCGTTCCGATCCCACATCCCCGTTCTCGGCCAGTTTAAGACCTGCACCGTATCAGACGGCGCACCAGTCCAGTCGACATGCTCATCTAAGAGCCGAGTTGCCATTAGCAAAGACTGGTCTTTCTCGTCATTACTTGCCCCAGACCATGTAGTAGAAGACTGCGGGTGATTGTCATCATATTGCGTAGCCTCTGCCCGAGTGCAGTAGGTGTTTGCGTTTGACGCACCCGCTGTTGCTACCAAGGTCGAGACAGCCATTTACCCATTCCTATCAAATCGAACTTTATTCTCTGGGCGCACGTTCACCTTGGGCCTCTTCACCTTTGGCACTGACCTCTTCTCACCGGCCTTCGTATGAAGGCTGGCATCAAACTCTGACGCATTGATCACTATCGTATTGCCCTGCTTATCTGTCACGGTCATCGTGTCAACGAGTCCCATAAAAACCAGCCCTTCCGAATCGTGAGGGCCACAGCCACCCCTAGCCGAGCAACTGCAGCCCTACACAATCCTCTGCCTCGGTCCTATCCAGCAATCCTCGCAGCCAACTCACGACGAACCAACGCAGCCCCATACAAAATATCGTATGAGTATCGGGTTTGCTTATGCTGGCGAGTGACCTCAAGCCTGAGTGTTAGCCCCGAATCAGGATCGAATGCGGTTTCCACAATCGAACCCAACGAACGGGCCTCATCACTAGCAGCCAGTGGTCGAGTCGCAAACGCAAAAGCGTCACGATGGAATGCAAGGTTGACCACATGAGTCGCCTTGAAAGTTAACGCCGCATTATCAGCCCAGGCCACTTTCGCATACGGGAACATTGTGATCACTGTAGCCGTACTAGAGGCGACCGTATAGGTCTGTGTATCACCAGCAACCGTGAAAACATCACCAGCCGCAGGAGCAGTACCGCCGCCGTCCCAGGTCAGCGTCTTATCTCCAACAGATACCGACGCATCATTCACAAGGATTGTGCCTGTTCCGGTGTTGGTATGCGTTGGAACATTCTGGCTCATTGCCCACATGCTACCGAGCTTGCGGCCAATCTGACCATTAGCAATAACGCCATCCCCTCCACCATAGCTCGCATCCTGAAAGGCGCGAAGGTTGATCGCATTAGCCTCTGCATCTGGATCAATAACGACATACCGTGGCTCCATTGGAGCATTCTGAGTTGCAAGAGCCTTCCTTGCGTCAGTGAATGCAGTTAGCGCAGATGCGAATGGCGTCGTGCCAGCAGTTCCAGCATACCCATAGACTCCGGTATACTTGCCCCAGATGTAACTATCGACATTATTCGCCAGTGCCTTAACAGCCTCTGACGCTTGCATCGGAATGGTGCCATCCATCACTTCCATCCGTTCCTTGTCGGTCAGATAGAATGGCGCTTCGTACCACTGATCAAGCGCAATGCTGACAGAGGTTGGTGCACTATCAGAATTTGCCGGTGGGGTAATTGCAGGGCTTACCGCAGACGCAGTAATTGAAGATGGAATCGGCACATCAATGGTCGACCCCTTCTCACCCGCCATCGAGTCGTAGCCACGGTTGACCACTCTCGGCATTACAACCTGCTCGCGCAAAGCCAAAAGACCCTGAGCCAGCAACTTTGGTACAACTTCAGTCCATGTATTAGCCACGGTGTCTCTCCTCCAAAGAAAACAATTGTTGCCAGTGCTTCCACCGGAAGCGTGAGCGACACCGTCGCCCTAATATTTACTTGTCCGCTTTACATTCTTTGCTTTTGCGCCTCTTTTCTGAGCATGAATCGCTCGCTCCGCTGCTTGACATTGCGCCAACGTCTTAAAGTGACACCCACCACGCTGGCCGTATTTCCATCTCCCATTAGAACACTTTACGCA